GAAGTATCAAAAGAAAGATTTGATGTATTAAGAGGAAACAACTCTTATAAAGCTGTATTTGTAGAAGAGGTTAAAGAAATAGAAGTAGCAAAGAAAGAACCTAAAACAGAGAAAGCAGTAAAGAAAACTACAAAGAAAGCAAAGTAATATGACATATAGAGATAATCCAGAGATAGCAAAGAAATATAAAAGTAAAAGATGGCAGAAGATAAGAAAGCAAAAGCTATTATTAAATCCTTTTTGTGAAAGATGTTTAAAGAAGCGGAATATATAATAGTGTTTATATAATACATCATAAAGAGTATATAACGGATTTAAACTATGAAGATGATAATGTATTCTTTAACATAGAGAATTTAGAAAGCTTATGTTTAGATTGCCATAATAAAGAACATTTTGGAACTAAAGTAGATTATACTTTCGATAAGGAAGGTAATTTAATAAAAGCATAGAGAACTATTGCAAGAGTTTAAGAGAGGAAAATCAATCGCCTCTCCTTTCTATGCTGTTATAAAGGATTGAAAAGAAAGGATTGATGAATATGGACAGGCATCATAGAAAATACAACACAGACACAGGATTAGAAAACTTCATATTAAGGCTAAAAGAAAATAATCCAAATTTAAGTTATTATTCAAATTATATAAATAGTGAATCAAAAGTAAAACTAAAATGCAATAAATGCGGAAACATATTTGAAAGATATGCAAGTTGTGTAAGAAAGAATGTAACAATAAGATGTTTCGAATGTGAAAAGATAAACACACAAAAAAGAAAAAACTATATAAAAATACAAAAGAATACTGCAAAAGAATTAAATAAAAAAGCAAATAGATTATTAAATAACAAACAATTACTTATATCAATATGTTTACAATGTAACAAAATGTTTATAGGAAACAATAAATATTGTAGTAAAGAGTGTTTAAATAAATATCATAATACAGTACATGCAGAAGCAAGAAAAAGGTATAAAGATATTAATGGACAAATAGATTACACAATAACATTAGATAAACTAATTAAAAGAGATAATAATATTTGTTATATATGTAATAAAGAATGCAACTTAAATGATTATACATATCAAGGTAATTATAAAATAGCAGGCAATTATTATCCAAGTATTGACCATGTTGTACCATTAGCTAAAGGTGGGGCACATGAGTGGAGTAATATTAAGTTAGCACATAGAATTTGTAACAGCATTAAAAGCGATAGCTAAAACCATTGGAAGAGTGAGAAAATACGCCCCGCCACCTCTCTAAAACCAAAAAACATAGGGGATACGGTGAGGGGGGCTTCAAAAAATACACAGGTTATTTTTTGTAAACCCCCTTTTATGAAAGGAGAACGATATGGCAAAGTCAAAATCAAATCTAATAAAGAATTTGAGCGAATTAAAGCAAATATTCAGCAATAATGATAAAAAGTCTATTTTGGCATTGTCATTATTAGATAAAGCTGAATTTATGGAAGATACACTTCAAAAATTGCAGCAAAAGGTTAAAGATAATGGAGTAGTTACTGAAATGTGTCAAGGCAAGTATAATATTGATAGGGCTAATCCAGCATTACAAGCATATAATGTAACAGTTAAAAATTATACAAGTGTAATAAAACAACTTAATGATATGATACCAACAAAAGAGAAAGAACCAAAAGATGATGGATTTGAAAGTTTTGGTGATGACTAATGACATATATAGAACAATATTATAAATGGCTAGTTAAAAATCCAGAAAAAGCAAATCATAAAGTATTAGTAACATATAAAAAATTAGTAGATGATTTAAAGAAGCCCCGTAAGGTTTCTTTTTTTAATGCAATAACGGAAGAAAATGAAACGCATACATATATATTTGATGAGCATAGAGCAAATTTACCGATAGAATTTATAGAAAAGTTTTGCAAGCATTCAAAAGGAAAATGGGCTGGGCAACCTGTACAATTAGAACTATTTCAAAAAGCTTTTATCCAGGCTTTGTTTGGATTTGTAGATAAAGATACAGGAATACGCAAGTATAAAAAAGGAGCTTTGTTTATTGGAAGAAAAAATGGAAAATCTACAATGGATTCTGGACTTGCTAATTATATGCTTACAAAAGATGGCGAAGGTGGAGCAGAAGTTTATTCAGTAGCAACAAAAAAAGACCAAGCTAAAGTAGTATGGGATGAATCAAAAAGAATGATTAAGAAAAGTCCAGCACTTGCTAAAAGAATACGTTGTTTAGTAGGTGGACTTTACTATGATGCAACAGAAAGCTATATGAAAGCATTGGCAAGTGATAGTAACTCATTAGATGGTTTGAATGCACACTTTGTTATTTGTGATGAAGTTCACGCGTGGAAAGATAAAAACTTATTAGATGTTATGTATGACTCAATGAGTGCAAGAGAACAACCTTTATTATTAGAGACTTCTACAATGGGAACAGTTCGAGAAAGTGTATTCGATAATGAATATGAATATTTTTCAGACATAATAGCAGGATATGAAGGTAAAAGTCAAACAATAGATGAAACAGTACTGCCTATAATATACGAATTAGATAGCCCAGATGAATGGCAAAATGAAAAGAATTGGTATAAAGCAAATCCAGGACTTGGAACAATAAAAAATATAAAAGACTTAAGAGACAAGGTAAATAGAGCAAAAAATAATCCAACAGAATTAACCAATTTACTTTGTAAGGATTTTAATATAAGACAGAATGACCAAGACAGATGGATTACATTCGATATAGCAAATAATGAAGAAACATACAATATTGAAGATTTATATGATAATTATGCAATAGCAGGAGTAGATTTGTCAAGTACAACAGATTTAACTTGTGCTACATTACTAATTGTTAAAAACGAAAAGAAATATGTTTTACAACAATATTTTATAGCTTCTGATAGGCTAGAGTTCAAAATCAAAGATGATAAAATTCCTTATGACAAATGGGAAAAACGAGGACTTGTAACAGTATGCGAGGGAGCAAAGGTTGATTATTCAAAAGTAACAGAGTGGTTTTTAAAAATGAAGTCAGAATACGAAATAGCTCCATTATGGGTAGGATATGATCCATGGAACTCAAATTATTGGGTTGATGAAATGAAAGAAAATGGATTTGAAATGTTGGAAGTAAGGCAAGGACCGAAAACAATGAGTAATCCGATGAAACAATTAGAAGCTGATTTGATAGATAAAAAAGTAAATTATAACAATAATCCAATCCTAAAATGGTGTTTATGTAATACGGCAGTAAAAAGAGATGACAACGATAACATAAGACCAGTAAAAGGACAGAAACAAAGAGCAAGAATAGATGGCACGGTAAGTTTAATAATAGCTTACTGTGTTTTATTTGACAAAATGAATGATTATTTATCATTACAGGAGGAATAAGATGAAAGAAAAACGAAACTTATTTAGTATGTTTTTTGGGAAGAAAAAAGAACAAACGCAAATAACGGAAACACAATTGCAAATGCTTAATTCATATAATCCCGTATTTACTACTATTAATGGGAATACCTATGATAGCAAAGTTGCAAGACAATGTATTGATAGAATAGCAACACATTGTGCTAAGTTAATTCCAAAACATATAAAAGAAAGCATAGCAAATCCAATAAAAGGAGATATAAACTTTTTATTACAAAATGAACCGAATCCCATTATGACAAAGTTTGATTTTATATATAAAACAATTTCAATGTTATATACGGATTCAAATGCTTTTATTTATATAGCAAAAGATGAGCGAGGAATGATAACAGGTTTTTATCCAGTGTTAGCTTTAAATTATGATTTGCTTCAAGATGTATCAGGAACTATTTACCTACAATTTCAGTTCATAAATGGACAAACTTATACAATACCATATTTAGACTTAATTCATTTGCGACTATTCTATAATAAGCACGATATTTTTGGGACAAGTAATCAAGTCCTAAAAACAGACATAGAAACAGCACATACTGCTTCAGAAGGAATTAAAAATGCTATCAGAACTTCGAATAATTTAAAAGGAATATTGAAATACACAAACTCAATGTTGAAAGAAAAAGATATAAAAGCAAGTAAAGATGCTTTTGTAAGAGATTTCTTGAATATGGAGAATGAAAGTGGAATTGCAGCAGTAGATGGCAAGGCAGATTTTCAAGAAATAAATATAAAGCCAATTACTTTAGATAAAGACCAATTAGAACAAGTAAATTATAACATATTTGATTATTTTGGAATATCAGAAAAAATAGTTAAGAACAATTATAACTATGAAGAATGGAATGCATTTTTTGAAGGTGTTATAGAACCAAGGGCAATTCAAATGAGTGATTCCTTTACAAATAAGATATTCAGTAAACAAGCTAGAAAAGATGGACACAAAATAATATTTACTACAAATCGTTTACAATATGCAAGTTTGCCACAGAAAGTTGAATTATTAAAGGTTGCAAGTGAAAGAGGAATGATAACAGTTGATGAAGGAAGAGAGATTTTAGATTTTGCCCCAATAGGTGGAGAAGAAGGAAATAAAATAATGCAATCTTTAAATTACATAGATTCAAGTATTGCAAATAGTTATCAAGGAGGAGAGAATAATGGAGAATAACAAAAAAGAAATCAGACTAGTAGAGATGAGAGCAGTTGAAGAAGAGGGAATGATAGTAGAAGGATATGC